TAGGGCAGATTAAGTTCCTGACAACCACATCTGAACTGTATGTCTGGAATGGCACTGCGTGGACTACAGACCTTTTCACGGCATCATCTGTTGACCCAGGTTCTATCACTGCGGCTTCGTTTGCAGCTGGTGTTGAGCCGATTTCTGCGGTTACAAGCCTGCCCTCTCCCACGGGATACACTGGGCCGTCTTTAGTCTTCTTGACCACTGACTCCAAGGTTTACCGCTACGATTCGTCTGTTCCTGAGTTCACGACATTAGTAAACACGACAGACCTGTCAGGCACGTTAGCTGAAAGTTTGTTTAGCGACACCATTAGACCGATTGAGCGGGTGGGTACTTTACCGACCACGAGTTTGAGCACTGGGCGAGTGGTGATGCTTACCACTGATGGAAAGCTGTATCGATACAACGGAACCTCGTGGACTTCTGCCATCTCAGCAGCAGACCTAGATGACCAAGTAAATCTCCAGACTCAGGTATTCGGTCAGGTTCAGGCTTCGAGCCTTACGACAGGACAAGTCCGGACTGCGGCCCTAGACGCTAACGCGGTGACGGCTGCCAAGTTAAACGTGAGTGAGGTCTTTGCTGATACAGCGGTGATCGGCGCGATCCAAGCATCGTCTATAACAGCGGCGGCTGTTGATGCTGCGGTGGCTAACTTTGAGTTCGTAGAGAGTGTGAACATCGCCTCAGACGCGGTGACTGCTGGCAAGATTGACGTGTCCAGTCTATCGGCTATCTCCGCGAACCTGGGAACGGTGAACGCGGGTAACATCAACGCCTCGCAGGTTTCCGTATACAACTTGAACGGCGGCAACATTTCTTCAGGAACAGTGCCCACCGCTCGCTTGGATGTTGCAGGGATTATCACGGCTGGTTCTATCATCGTCTCAAACGATGACATCTCCAATCTGAACAATAACGCTGGCTATGTTGATTCATCTGGTGCGGCATCTGCGGCCCCAGTGCAGTCTGTCGCGGGTTCTACGGGAAATGTAAGCGCCCAGACCATCATTACTGCTGGTGGCATTGCTATCACCTCAGACATTCCAACGGCGGTTTCTGAACTATCCAATGACAGTGCCTTTGTAAACGCTGCGGGGGCGTCTGCTGCGGCTCCAGTCCAGAGCGTAGCGGGTGCTACTGGTGCAGTATCAGCGAGCACAATCATCACGGCAGGCAGCATTGCGGTAACGGCTGACCTACCCACTGCGGTGTCTGATTTAACCAACGATAGTGGATTCGTAGATGCTTCGGGCGCTGCTAGCGCGGCACCCGTTCAAAGTGTGGCGGGGGCCACTGGTACGGTTTCGGTTTCTACCATCATCTCTGCTGGCAGTATCGTCGTGCAGGGCGACAACGTCTCTGACCTAAACAATGACTCCGCATTCATCAACGGTGGGCAGGTTAACTCAAACGTCACCAGTATCTCGGGTGGGGTGATAACCACTGGCACCATCAACGCCAACAGAATAAACATTGATAACGTTACCCTAGACACCGATGGCTCTGGGCAGTTAATCATTCACGCCTCTGGTGTTGACTCGCCACAGATTAAAGCTAACGCTTTGGGAACCATCAAGAGCGATTACCTAGCAGCAGTTACCGCAACTCAGTTCCCCGTAACCTTTGGTAACTTCCTCGCCAGTACGCCCTATCACAAGTATTCAAGCTACACGCTGCAAGAGCTTGCCAGCATCACATTCACCACTCCTCTGACAACATCAGACACATTGGAATATGTGATTGAGTTAGAAGCCTTTGCCTCTGGCTCTTATGTTAATACCGGAGCGGTATCAATGATTACGGGGCATATCCAGCGCACCAATTCCCTTGGTGACTCATACGATATAAATGGAACCAGATCAGGCGATGACAACAACTACCCAGTTATCTTCGGCACCAAGGTAACCTCTGTGGGATTGTTCAGAATGCCTAACTCCATAAACATAAGGGGTGGGAGCACCGTGTACGTCAAACTATACGGCTACCAGTATTTGATGGGCGGGACTAAGCTTTGGGCTAACAACTTCATATCGGCGGAGGCTCTAGCCCGATGATGGTAACCATTGGTTTGAATGAACCTATAATCATTCCCCATGAAGAGATAAACCGATCCAGGAGAGACGAGGAGTTGCAGAGAACAGACTGGACTCAGGCAAATGACTCGCCCCTCTCTGACGCGGATCAGCTAAAATACAGAGCATACCGGCAAGCCTTACGCGACCTAACAACGCACGAAAACTGGCCTGAGCTTCAAGAGGAAGACTGGCCCACACTGGAGAACTAGATGGCTACTCAACTACAAATGCGGAGAGGGACTCAGTCCGAGCATTCATCATTCACGGGTGCGGAAGGGGAAGTGTCGGTCAACACCACAAACGATAGCCTACACGTCCATGACGGCTCCACGGCTTCTGGATTTGAGCTTGCGCGTGCGGATCTTAACAACGTATCGGATACAGACCTAAACGCTGCGCTCACCGGCAACACGATTGGCTCATTGACCATTACCACTGCTGACATCACCAATTTCTCATTGGGTGGGGTATCGGTCACATCCACGGCTGCGGAACTCAACTACGTTGATGGGGTTACCTCAGCAATTCAGACCCAGATAGACACCAAGGCACCTTTGGCATCGCCTACGTTTACCGGCACAGTGACTGCTGATGGTTTGACGTCTCAAGGAACTTTAGGCAACTGGTCTATTGATTCTCAAGGCGCTATTCAGTCATTTACTAGAGCTTCTACAAATTACATTAGAGCTTCTAATGCAGCAGGCGCTTTGCGTTTTGACACTGGCGGCAGTAATGCGCGATTAAATATAGCCTCTAACGGCGACATCAGCTTCTACGAGGACACTGGCACAACGCCTAAGTTCTTCTGGGATGCGTCTGCGGAGTCTTTGGGTATTGGTACTAGCAGTCCAGATACACAGCTTGAAGTATCTAATGCGGCAAGCGCTGTTTTACGTTTGTCTACTAGCGACACTTCTGTAGCGGAAAACCAAGAGTTAGGTGCTTTAGAGTATTCTCAAGCAGATATTTCTGGTGCTGGCGGAGGTGTCAAAGCATCAATTAGAGCTAAAGCAGACAACAGCACAGCCGCACAAACCTACTTGGCTTTCCATACAAGCGATAGTTCCGCAAATGACGTTGAACGCATGCGCATAGACTCAGCAGGCAATGTTGGTATTGGTACGAGTTCGCCTAGTGAAAAGCTAGAGATTAGAAATGATGTTGACGCCTCCACAGATTTAGACCCCACAGCTATCAAGCTTTATAACAATAGTGATGGTGGTTCAGCTATTGAGTTTTCAAATGGTGTAGCAGGTAAGTCCAAAATATCATTTGGCGTTACCTCTACAGGTGCAGGGACAGACGATTCCTATTTAGGTTTCAGCACAGGTGCAAATGCAGGTTTAAGCGAAGCCATGCGCATAGACTCCAGCGGTAATCTCTTGGTGGGGACTACTACGTCTAGCGGTAAGTTAACAGTAGATGGCGACACTAGACTCAAGTTTACCTATCCTATTGCAGATAATTCCTACGACTTGGGGACATCTTCTTTTAGATGGCGAGACCTCTACCTATCAGGCGCTGCTAATGTTGGCGGCAACATCGTTAGCTCCGCAAATAATTTTATCTACTCTCACAACGGAGGCAGTTCTGGAACAGTTCGCTCAGGCTTTAAACTTGAAGGTTCTTCAAACACACTAGTTTTTTACACAGGCGCTACTGAGAGAGCACGCATCGACTCTAGCGGTAATCTCTTGGTGGGGACTACTGATGCGGCAGTAGGTGTAGGCAATACAAATGTAGGGCATTCTATTGGTGCGGCAGGTTACGCGGCTCACAGTCGCTCTGGAAATGCTAGTTTATTCCTGAACAGAACAGGAACTGATGGAATTATTGCAAGCTTCCGCAAAGACGGCGCACCCGTAGGTAGTATTGGTGCAGCGGTAGGAAACGCTTACTTTTCTGGAACAGCAAGAGGTTGGACGTTTGGTGGTAGCAATCTTTATCCTGCTAACCAAGTGGGAGCGAAGCAAGATAACAACACAGACTTGGGTCACGGTAGTTATAGATTTGACGACATCTACGCCACCAACGGCACAATTCAAACCTCTGACCGTAACGAAAAGCAAGACATTGAGGCACTGTCTGACGCAGAGCAACGTGTAGCAGTAGCGGCTAAAGGATTGCTGCGTAAGTTCCGTTGGATTAACAGCGTAGAAGAAAACGGTGATGATGCACGTATTCACTTCGGGATCATTGCACAAGACCTACAGGACGCATTTACTGCTGAAGGCTTAGACGCTGGACGCTACGCAATGTTTATATCAAGCACATGGACTGATGAAGATGGTAACGAGCAGACACGCTTAGGTGTGCGCTACTCTGAACTACTCGCCTTCATCATCTCAGCAACTTAACTGGAGAACTAAAATGGCTACATGGACTATTGGAACACTTGAACGAGACTTACAGGGTGACTTAGCGGGAGGCGTAATTGTAGCCCACTGGCGGGTCACTGAAGAAGAAACTGTGGGGGAGGATACTTATACTGCTTCTAGCTACGGAACCTGTGGCTTTACCCCAGACCCTTCCTCTGAAGGCTACATCGCTTATGATGACCTAACTGAAGCTGATGTCATTGGCTGGGTGCAGGGTGAGTTGGACGTTGATGCCATTGAATCCTCCCTCACTGCCAGCATTGAAGAGCAGAAGAACCCAACAACCGCTGACGGAGTGCCGTGGTGAGCGACAGAGCAGAACAAGCCCTAGAGAAGATCGCCAAGCACGAGCAAGAATGCGCTCAGAGATGGGGTGAGGCTCTGGTGGAGCTTCGAGAGCTACGCAAGGCCACTGATGCCCACGCTCTGCGGTGGGAGAAGCTAGCGTGGCTTGTAGTCGCCTCTGCTGTGACGGGTGTTGTCACTGTTGTAGTTAGTCACCTCCAGTGATAGCGGAGATCTCAGCGATTATTGCTGGGGTTAACGCTGCAACGTCGGCGATAAAGTCCGTGGCCGAATCTACGAATGATATCCAGAGCATTGCCGGTTTCGTCTCCTCCCTGGGAAGTGCCCAGGTGCAACTGCAACGCGCCCAGAATGAAGGCAAGCTGAACGAGAAAGATGTGATCGCCGCTGCGCTAGCCAAGAAGCAGATAGACGAGACCATGAAGGAGATAAAAGACCTGTTTACCGTATCTGGTAACGGTCATCTCTATTCTGAATGTATGCAGCAGATGGCCGATGCTAGGAAGGCCGAGCAGTTAAGGTTGGCGAGAGAGGCGGCCAGAAAGAAGGCATTTTGGAAACAGGCCAAGGAATACGCCATAGCTGCGTTCTTCATCTTGATATTTCTTCCTATAGCACTGGGAGGCTTGCTGGCGTACCTGACGCGCAGATGACCCACATTGCCGTCATGAGTATAGGAATCGTGCTAGCCGTCTGGCTGGCTTACACAATTTGAGGCAACCATGTACCAATACCACTACCAAAGACCCACGCCCCACCTATTGTTTGATATTGCCAAAGGCAAGATGTACGACAGCGAGGCGGTTAACATTTTTGGGTTCAATCGTGACGTTAACGGATCATTTGAGACGGTCTGGAATGACGGCGATGCCTACGTTTACCCAACATCCGCTTTGACTATGACGGCTGTGTCTAGCAGCGCAAGTGACACCATGAACGTGCTTGTAAGCGGCTTAGACGCGAACTATGACCAGATTAGTGAGACGATAACCCTTACAGGAACGGTCGCTGTAACGCTCTCTACGCAGTTCTACCGCATCAACTCGGCAGTCATCTTGGCTGGAAATAACGCAGGCAATATCACCATTGCGAACGGTGGTGTGACTTATGCCTTCATCGAGGCGGGAACGGGTGCCACACAAGCCTGCCTGTATACAGTGCCTAATGGGTACGACCTATATCTATTCAGGATCACGGCCAACTCAGCAACCGCTACAGGGTCGCAGTACCTAACCATCAGGAACGCTTTGCGAACCAGTACAGGGCGAGAGTTAAAGGTAGCCGAGGCGACTTTTGCCGAAAGCCAGGTGAACTATGACCGGCAAATTCCCTTCAAGATTGCAGAAAAGACAGATTTCCAATTTGAAGCGAAGTCTAGCTCAAGCACCAACCAGATCGCTATTTTCGTTGAGGCGGTGTTGGTCAAACAGCACGAAGGCCAGTAGAATCGAATATCCACAAACTGAGAGAATCAAATGATAACGATAGACGGAGTTGAATACACGGAAGAAGACCTAAGCGAAGACGCGAAGATCCGAGCCGGTAGGATCATGGAGTTACGGTCAGAGGTTGTGAGGTTGATACTGGCCCAGCAAGAAGCCGATCAGAACATTCGGTTTCACGCTCAACAGATCAAAGCGGAAATGGAACCAGCCGAGCAAGAATTCATCGCCGAGCACGATGTGAACTTAGTCGAACCCGAGTAGTTCCACGTGGAACACTAAGAAAGGTTAGAGGGAGAGGGCCAAGAAGTCCGCTTGGTTAGCAGCATCACTTTGTGTCGTGTGACACCTAGCTGGTCTGCCATCCACCTAGTGCTCATTCCCTCTCTCTGCCATTCGTAAATTTGCCGCTTGGTTTCCTCGCTGAACGGCGCTATCACCGAAGCCAAAACCTCAGATATGTACCGCTCCCGCAGTTTCTCTTGGCACACAATGGCTTGATAGAACATGTCTACCGGCGCTCCTTGTAGGTCGTATGCCTTTGGTGGCACTTCTGGCATCGTCTCGTTATCCCCTTGGTCAGATCCTTGGTCTCAAACAACCCTTTGCAGTTCATACACACTTGCATATCGCGTGGTACGCCAAAGGGAATTTGAGTGATCTGCCCTCCTTCTTCAAGAAATTTCTTGACGGCTTCGTTCATCGTTCCCCCTGAGCTACTGCTAAACCGACTCTTGCTAGCCTGATATTGATTGGGCAATCATCGGGCAGTTGATTGTTTACGCTTTCCACTATTTCGCTGACCCAGTGCGGGACTCCTTCTGGACGCTTCACCGCTTTGCCTTGGTATTCGATCCCGTGGATGTGCTCCAACAAACGAGTGGCTAGGGTTTCATTGTGTGAGGTTACGTTGGTCTTAACCTCTCCCCCTTCGGTCTTGCTGCTAGAAAGCTGGTTGAGCTTTGCCCTTATCTGTTTGGGTGAGGGGAAGTTGTCTATCTCCTCAGTCAATTGCCCCAACGCTTCAGTCATCAAGGCCACGCTTTCTCTGGAGAACGCCTGATAGTGTACTTTTCCTAATTCCACCCAGTCCCGTTTCTTGAACGGATGCAGAGCAAACCACTGGTCATAGAGTGCTGTGAAGTCGTGTTTATCCATATTTTTCCCCTGATTGGTAGGATATTACAAGCCGTGAAATATCCTATTTGAGTGCGGCAGTTGATCGCTTTGGCGGTGAATGTTGCGGGCCGCAAGCAAGCGACCTGTCTCTCATGCCCCGAGGGGAGGCTGACGCTGCCGCTCGCCTGCCTGAATCACCCGCTCGGCAATGTTACATCAAAAGGGGATGTCTTCCTTCCAGTCCTCTTCTTGTGCAAGAGGAGCCTTGAACGCTGGCTGATCATCGGCCTCGGACCGAGATTGTGGCAGTTGCAGTTTCCCTTTGAGCGTGGGCGCTCTGGGGTTGTCGCTGTCGTTCTTCCACAAGGCCACTTCGTATTCGGTGCCGTTGATGGTCGCTTTGCCTTTCAGTATTGGAGCTTTGGCGTTGGTGCCGTCACTCTTCCACAGGCTTATCTTCAATTCGTTGTCGTAGCTCATAGGATCTCCAAAATGGTGGTGGTTAGCGCTGACGTGATGACAGCAATGACAATGACGATGGCAGAGTCTTTCAGGTTCATGCCAAACAAGCCCTCTGTGGGCGTTATTTCGACGCTCTCCGGCGTTTTCTTCACGGGGGAGGGTGTTGGTATAGGGTCGGCAATCTCCAAGCCGATGTTGCGGGTTTTAATTATCTCGAACCTGCGGTGATCCTTCCTGCTGCGTTCAACGTAACCTCTTTGGCAAAGGTTGCTGATGGCGTAGCGTGTTTGCTTTGGCTTCATTTCTGAACCTCTGGCGATCAGCTGCTGCCTGATGCCGTGATATGCCATTGGGCCATGCTCTTCCAGGATTTCGTAGATGTCTCTACTAAAGCCGAGTCTTGGTTTTCTCATTTGGGATTCTCCACTTTTCTAATTGCTGATCGGATGTTGCTAGGAAGCTCTGCCCATACTGCTAGCTTCATATCACTGTCTTGGCGCAGTTCATCGAGCAGTTCTTTCATGCCTGCGTGATCTTCGGCGGAAGTGGCTTCCGTGAGAAGGGAAATGTAACTAGTTCGTTTTCCCTCATCGACCTTGATGCCCTCCTCTTGGATGACAGTCTTGGTGACTGATTGCGGCTTTCGGCCAGTAGTGTTCTTTGCCGCCGCATTGCCATCATCGTCCTCATCTGCTGCTACACCGCAAGCCATCGCCAGAGAGTAGCGCTTGGCATAGGTTAGGGCCGAGCCAAAGCCGTGAGCATTCTCCCTGTCGATTGGGACGGGAACTGGCCCTGTGGATAACTCTTCCCCGTGACCGTAGAAGACAGTCTCTACAGCTATCCCATGATCCATGGGTACAGATTTTTGCACAAAGGCTATACCGTTGGCGTTGAGCGCTGGCTTTACAGCGTCAATCACGCTCTTCAAAGATGCAAACTTTGCGTTCTTGAAGGCAGGGTTGGTTTGGTCAAATACCGCGTGGGACATTTGTGACTGCGCCTTCACGAGTGCGCTAATCAAGGTTAGTTCTGATGCCATTCATCAATTCCTTTAGTTGGGTTCTTAGGTACTCGTGACGCTCTACCGAGTTTCTTGGTAAATCACAGTTGCGGATATTGTCCACAACCTGCGAGATTGGTTTGGCGACCAGTTCATCGTCTGGCCCATCGGTCATTAGTTCAGACTTAACGCGACCCATGAGGAACCTCCGTCACGCAGCCAATCTGATAGCCACGGTGGTAGATAAACCACTGGCCCGATTCGTTGCAGTCCCAGATGTCGGCAGGGACATAAGCACCGTTCTGATATTCGCGGATCTCCCAATGGAAGTTTTCAGCCCACCACTTTTGAAGGTCTGCCATGTCGGCTCGGCTTTCACTAACTAACCCGTTCTCAAAGGTCTGGTATTCGTCCATGCCGTACCAGTGCAGGTTAAAGTTGACGTGGTTGTTTTTAGGTCTGCCAAGATCGCAGTGAGGGCAAAGGATGAAGCCTCTGCCAGAGTCTCGGAAGTCCACCATGTCTGACTTGCAGGTTGGGCAGGTGGTTTGGTCTATGTCATCGCCCCAAAGTCTTTGGAACTCTGGGTCAGCTTCGATTGGTCTATCAGGTACAAGCATGATTCCTCCTTGGGCCGCTTACGCGGCTCGGATGATTGGGCACATGGAGAAGGAACCCCAAGGCTTGATGGTTTCAACACCGTCGATGACGAGGATGCCGCAACGCTTGGACTCTTCCATCTGCGTTTTGACTGTCACGAACTTGGCAGATCGCTTCAGCACTTCAGCGGTCACGATGGTGTTGTGGTCGCAAGCGCTTCGAGTGGTGTAGGTGTTTCCGGCTTCAAATTTCATGTTTCGTTCTCCTGTTGTGTGAAGCCATAATAAACTATTGGTGTACCCATGCAAGCACTAATGTAAACTTTTTTTGTATTATTGTTCTTGCAAACTGCTGGTGTATCTGTACTGTGGACGGAATGGAAACAGAAGCATTCAAAAGAGTCGTCGAGATTGTTGGGTCAAAGGCTGAGATAGCCCGGCAGTGTGGGGTCAGCGGACAACATATTCAGAAATGGAAAAGCCAAGTACCGGCTGTCCATGTGATAAAGTTGGAAAAGTTGACAGGTGGAGCGGTTCGACGCGAAGAATTGCGA